CTGGAACCCAATAACTGAAAAAGTCATTCAGTTCCCTTGCGATACTCCTTTCACATTCAACTTGAAGAAATACATCATTCTTCTTGTGAACAGTTATATCAACCATAGTCTCCAATAAACCAACATACTAAAGAATGTCTTACTCCACTTGTAACTAATGTCACTCTATGCCATTTGTAAGAGGGAAACCAAATAATTTCTCCTAACTTTGGAGAAATATTGTATACTCTGTCATCACTATTTGGAGCTCCATGTTCCATCTGTAACGTACCACCCTCATAATTATCATTCAATATCATTGTAAACGATAATTTTCTTATTCCTAGAGGATTTCTTTTTTTACCTACGTCTGTGTGCCAATTATAGTAATCTCCTTTTTCATAAACTGTATATTGAAGATTTTCTACATTTGTTATTTTTAGTTCCCATCCACCAAGTTCATTTGCATTATTAGCTAGTCTGAACAGTTCTTTTCTTATTTTTTCATTTGGAGTTAGAAAAGATACTTTACTGTTTCTTTTCTCTGATATTTTTCCAGATGCAGTTCCCTGTTTAAATTCTTTATAAGATTCTTTTGCCCAAGTATAGAGTAAATTATTATCTAGTGGAATAGACAGATAATCGTATCCTAACATCACATTCCCGATTCAAATTTTCTCCAATCAATTGCATTTTTTATTTGAAAACCTCTGTTACCAATCTGTTTCACAATTTCCTGAAGATAATCTACAATAGATTCGTGATAATCAACCTCTTTTTTCTTTTCAATAAACTCTTCATCAGCCTCAATGAAGGTTTTTTCCTCGTCTTTGGTTTTCAGTTTTATAGGAAAATCACCCTTCTCTTTATAGACATCCTCTGAAGCCTTTCCAGAGTAGTATATCCATTTGTTTCTACGGATGATTGACAGTTCATTTCTGGCTTTTTTATATGCAAGAGAATGTTCTGTAAGGAGTTGTAAATATTTGGAATGTAATGATGGGATTCTCAGGGATTCCACATCTAATTGAAGATCGTTAATCTTCAAATCTTTTTTTACTTTTTGTTGTAATTCAGTTAGTGATATCATAATCTATTCATCAAAGGGAGCAGTCCGTCACCCTAAGTATGTTGTCGCACATAATTTGAGTGGACTATTAAAATAATACTCTGGACTGCTCGAAATTATTTATGTGGCATTTTTAAACTCATAATACATGAATCTAAAAGTAGCGTCCGCTTTAAAATATTCAACATCTGTAGCATCTTGAGCATATGCAAGTCCAGAAAGACTTGTTGGAAAAATGTCTTTGAATGCTACTTCAACTTTCGGTATGTTTTTTGAATTGTAAATTATCAATGTAGCTTCATCGTATACTGGTCTATCACTTGGAGTGGTTACTGTATTTCCTACTCTATTCGATGCAGTCAATGTTCCGCCAGGATTTGAACCACTTGAAAGAACAGAAGAAAACTGTGAATGTTGTTTTGGAAATCCAACTCCAACAATCCAATCCCATAATTCTCTATAGTTCTGTAGTTCTTCATCCACCAGAAAAGTTATATTAAGAGTCTCAAATGTCAATTTGTCTCCAGTAACATAGGTATCTGAAAGTGGAGTAGGAAACAAAGCTTCTCCAAGATTTATGCCTGGAAGATTAACATTTGTACAAAACCATTCGACCTTAGTAATTCGATTGAAACGAATTCTCCAAGTAGTTTGTGAAGCGTAATCTAAAACTGTGGGTTGACTTGTATCGGCCATAATTTACCTTTACAAGTATTTATGTGGGATTTGAGAGGGGAATAAATCCCCTCTCAAGAGTGATTACATGATGTTGTTTACTCGTACTCTGCGGTAGTAAACATTCGCAGAAGGAGCAAGAGCATTAACATCAATGTTTGTTGGGATTGATGAACGAGCAAATGGATTCTCGGCCATTCCATAACGTGTTTTAAACGCAATTTTTGGCTGGAAGTCATTTTCTCCAATCGCACGAACCATTTGCAATGGAACGTATGGGCAGTAGAACAGTCCTGCATCATAAGCAGAAGCACCACGATACCCAGCGACATACCAGTTTCCGGCACCAGTTGCAAGAGATTCATATGGGTCAACATAGACCTTAATTCGTCCATTGATTGTTCCGGCAAAAGTATTTCCAGTTGTGTCAACATTAAGATTTGTTGACATATTTGGAGCATAGTCCAGAACACCGGCCATTGACAGAGCGGAAGCTACGTCAGCGGAACACATGAGGATATTACCTTTTCCTCTTCGTGTTTCGATTCCGATAGCGTTACAATCACGCTCGATTTGGAAAAGAAGTCCTTTGAACTTCTCTACTGACCATCGACCATTTGAATCTGTATCAAGGTCAAATATTCCGTCAGCGGTTACTCCCAGAGCACCTTTTTTAGCAACTGTGTAGATTGAACGAACAACCTCACGATTGATTTCAGCAAGGATTTCAGTTGAGAGAATGTTAGACAATTCGGATTCTGCATCCAGACCATGAATAGCTTTCAGGTCTTGTGCAAGTTCCATTGTGTACCCAGCACGCAAGGCACGTGTCCTTGCAGTAACTTGAGTTTTCTCAATGGTGAAACCCATGTCCTGAAATTCCCCGTCTTTAGCACTAGAGTTTGTGCCTGGGAAATCACCAGTTGGGGTACTTGGGTCATCTGAACCAGTTGAAGGACCACTAATAGCTTCAGCTTGTGCTGTGGTCATACCAGCTCTGGCGTTATAAACTCCGTCTGGTGAACCTCCATCAACTGACTGAGGAGCAGTTGCACCAGAATCGTTAAGAACGCCTGGGTTTGAACCGACTTGTTTAATGTCTCCGGCACCGACTCCACCTCTACCACTAGCAGAAGTTTCAGCTCCATCAAAGAGAGCTTCGGTGAATCCTGTGTCTCCACCACCATAACGTGCCTTCATGGCAAAGATGAGTCCTGTAGGTCCACTCATTGGTTGAACACCACAAACATCATAAGCCATCAAGTTAGGCATTGCACGGCGAACCAGTGAAATCAATACTGGGTCAAACGTAGCAGCTGCACTTGCGGCCATGTCAGCTTCCGCCAACATTGAACGTGTCTCTTTGAGTTCACGCTCTTGGTTTTCCAAGATAACTGAGGTAACAGCTCGTTTATAAGAATCTGTGATCTCTGGGAGATCGGGATGATTCAAAACTGGTTGCCACTTTTCTTGGAGTTGTTCTGCATTGTACATATAGTACTCCTATTTAAAGTGATTATTGTTTAGCACGTTGAACGTCACGACCAATGGCTTTTAAATACTTGTCCATTGAATCGGTCACTTCAACTGTTTCTTCTGTAGTAGTTTCTTCAGTTCCCTCTTCGGTAAGAACCTCTTTGGAACCAAAATAACTTTCTCTGATTGTCTTGAGTTTTTCCGTATAGGATTCCTCATCAGAAAATTCTACATCTTCAACCAGACTTTGGAACTTCTCAGTTTCAGTATCAGTCATCCCATTAGCAACGTCAGCAACCAATGACTCTTTTACGAGTTCACCTTTTGCTTTTCTCAACTGAACATTCTCTTCAATCTGTTTGTTAAGTTTTTCTTCCAACTCTTCGATTTTCGTCAAGTTGGCCTCCAGAATGTCATACTTCTCATCTGGAACATCAATATAGTGGTCTTCAAAAAGATTCTTCAGTCCACTAATAAAGTCTTCTGCAATCTCACCTTTGAGTCCACGCTCAATAGCAAGTTCGTTTTCAGACATCCACTGTTCAACGACATAATTCAAGTAGTCATCTACTTTTTCAACCAAATCAGTCATTGTCTGTTCGGCCATATCAGTGATAATTTTGTCGTTTTCTTCCTGCATTTTTTCAAGTTCTGCACGAACTTTAGTCTTTACTGCGCTCTCAAAAATTGTAGCAGCTTTTGACTTAAATTCTTCGGAAATTTCTTCCCCTTCAACCAATGCGTTTACATCATCAGAAACATCAAGAGATTCTATTGTTTGGTCAATGGACTCTTTCTTCATTTTCTTACTATGATAAGCTTCCATTTCTTCTTCATCATCATCTTCATCCTCTTCTTCATCTTCCTCTTTCATAAGAGTTGTTGAATAGAGTTTTGCAAGATCCTCTTTTTTCATTTTCTTCATATGTTTTACCATTCCATCCATCATTTCTGATTTCAACCTTGGAAGGGATTCTTCAAGTTCTTCTGCTTCAGTTTCGGTTTCCTCCTCAACTTCAACTTCTTCCTTGTACGCAACTCCAGCGGCAGGTTGTTTTGCTTGTTTGACGCCGGATTTGTCTTTTTGTTGGCTTTCGGGTGTGGTTACTGGAGCAACTACTCCACCCTTACCCTTAACGGATTTATGAGCGGGAGTTTCTTCCTCTAGTGTATCCTCAACCACTTCTTCCATTTCTTTATTGAGATTTTCAGACATTTTAAGTCTCCTTAGAGTATTGATTAATTATATTTATAAAATTAGAGTTTTGAAAGGAAAGCTTCAAAGGCTTCTGCCTGTTTATTTGCGGAAGCAAGTCTATGAATCTTTGCGACTTCGGATTCTTTCAGAATACCATTGTCCCAAATCCATTCCTTACCTTCCATAATTCCTTCCACAAACGCTTGCGGTGCTGAAGGGTCTGCAACAATATCAGCTGCAGTTGCAAGGTAAAAGTCATCTTTTACGTAATTTGCATTTCCCTTTTTTTCAAGTGTGCCCATTCCTCTACTAGAGACTCCAAGTTTTGCACCAGAATTTAGAAGTTCTTTGACAATCTTACCATTTGGTGTGTCAAGAATCT